CGGGAATGCCCATCCGGCTATCTCATTGGTTTGATTGTTGATTACGATCTTGTAAAACCCATTTGGGATCACAACCCCGGATCCAATTTTCATATTCTTCGCATCGTACACCCCGCCCACGTACACCGTGTAGCTTTGATTACGTTGAACGGCCCATCCACGAATACTGGTCTCGAGCAATTTCCAGATGCCACGATTCAGGGAACCAGCCTGCGGGCTCATGTTGGTCATCAAGAATGATTCAAACTCTACCTGTACATCCCAAGATAGATCTCCGTCCGGTGACATATGACCTTTATCGTAGCCAGTGCCCGCGTAGTCAGCAGCAGTGGCTCCCCCCACGACTGATTGATCGGTGGCAAAGGCATTAGTGCGGGCAACACAGCCAAGAGCATTTTGTGGAAGTAACTCATATGTTACATATTTAGGCAGCTTGGCTGCTGCATCATACCCTACTAAATAGGCTTGCCGGCAAATTGGCTGTACGCCTGTGGTCTGTGGGAACCCATAAGGAGCATGAACCTTACAAGTCTGTGGGTCTTGTGGGGCACGTTGTGTCCAGGCTGTTGCGCCGGGTGTGCCTGTCACGGCAATACCCGCTACTGCTAACGATATTAGAAATTGTCTCATGCTTGCTGTGCCCTTAAAGTCAAAAGGGTCAGCTGCTGTTTACATGGAATCGATAATTCCGTGAGAATTTAGGTATGCATCTAATCGTGCTTGATAAGAGCTATCTGGAAACATTTCAGCCAACCGTTGTAGCATATTTAGCATGGTGGTTGTTATGGATTTCATGATAGTTAGTACAGCTTGCTTATATGGCGAGCAGCCCGGATCTCTCCCCATGCTGCTAAAAAGTTCCAAATGGCCTTGATTACTGTCTTCATAGTATCCAGCCTTGGCCGCGAGTCATCTTGCGATCGTATTCTTTGACCCAGTATTCCATTTCTATCACCGAGGTCGGCTTTTTGCTGAGCACGAACCTATCAAGCTCATTTGAATAACTTGCCGATGAAAAAAAACGATCGAAAAATTTGATTAAGATTGCTAACATGATGTGTCCTTTGTTAAGTATGCAGAATTATGTCCTACAAAGTATTTATTAAACTAAGTAGAAACCATGATATATTTCTACCATAAATAATTATATGAATACTTCACGAGAATACGCCAAATTTAAAAGAGAATTCGTGGGGCCAAAATTAACTCGAAAACAACGTCTATCAATTGCACTGGGCATGCCGTGTACGAAAGACGAAGTTTCTATTTTTTATAAACGCCCTGGTCCAGAAATACGAAAATCTTCATTAACTCAAGAAGAGATTATTATTTTAGAGAAAAAAGCAAAGTGGTCGTCTTACATAGTCGAAAGGCGAAAAAAAAGAGATAAGTCAATGCCTGCCTGGGCAAATGTGATAGAAATTAGGAACATTTATAAAAAGGCAAAACAGCTTACTTATGAAACCGGTATTAAACACGAAGTAGATCACATTATTCCATCTAACCATCCACTAGTTTGTGGATTACATGTAGAAAATAATCTTCAAATTTTAACGGAACATGAAAATATTAAAAAATCAAATTCTTTTAGTGTATGAAAGCAAATTATGTTAAGCCAAAGAAAAACGGTAAACATACTAAGGATTATTGATTGCGGGGTTCGACTAGGTCAATCCAAGCTCGCAGGTCACCATGTAGAGAGGCCATAACAGCGTCTCGACTGCTAAAGAACACCACACGGGTTCGGCTTATGTAGTAAGGCCAAGTAAGACGCTGATCCAAGGCCAGCATGAACTGCTTGTTTAAAGTTTTACGTGGGTCTTCAATTGCCACTGACCAAGACTCAATCTCTAGGAGATCATGCAGCATACAGTATCCATGATCCGTAAGTCTGAGGCCACCGGTGCTGCGTATGTTAGCCCACCAGGTGACCATGGCCCGATCAACTGCCTCCCGGCGAGCCTCGGGGACCAGGTCAATCAGCTTGCTTACTATTTCAAATTTTCGGTTTTTCATTGGGGAATATCTGCTCCCCTTGTGTCAACAGCACCACAGAAAACTTATCAGTTTTGAACTGTGCATTGAGCTTCTTGGCCAAGTTTATAGCATGCCCCTGATTGGGGAAGCTGACTTTTTTATACTTGGGACCCGGGTACTGCACCAATAGGTTACTGGTTTTTAAGTTGATGGGCTGGCGGTCAAAGAATACAGCCCAGACTCCTTCGGCTGCTAATACTTGCTCGGTCTTGTATGTACTACGATTAGTTACTTCAACAAGTACAGTTGGTCTGGGTCGGCTCATCAATAAACTCCTACATTTATTTATGAGCGAATTTCACTGGCTAAAAGGTACCGCCCTCAACCTCGACTGAGATGACGCCGGTTGTTGGTGCAGTAGCCTGTCCTCGCTCTTGCAGTACCTGCACAGCCAACAGCAGTTTGGTAATGTCGGCATGCAGATCCCTAGCGTCAGTCATGGACATTGTGAAATCTCGCAGGTTACGACTTTCGGTAGCCTTGATCTTATCGATAAATTTGTTGATATGAATACTCATGTCTGTGCCTCGGCCTCAGTGCGGAAAGGCCCTTTGTATTCATACCGTTGTAGAACAATCAACTTGGGGCTCTGGACCACTTGCCAAGTGCGGCCGGTACGCACACGATACCATCCGGCAGCAAACCAAGACTTGGACCTGGGTTCGCGTGTCCAGAGAGGTACCTGATGCTTGACATCATAGATGGCATTGTATGGACGTCCGGTAGTAGGGAACCCATTAACTTCATTGTCAACTACGGGCGCAGCTTTCTTCTCGATAGGTTCAAAGTCAATTTGAACTTTTTGTTTAAGAGTCTTGATGGATTTGTATTGTTGTATAACGTTGTTAATTTTGATTTGAAATCCATCTGGGCCAGCTTCGATGTTACCGACTTTGGCATCACCTTGCCGTAGGATCCAATACTGATTAGGTATTACTGTTTTGGCTACTATCATTATTAAGTACTCCTGGGTATGTTTGGTTCAGCCAACGACCAAATTGTTCTGCTGATTCTGATGCACGATTGAGTTCAAACTTGCCGCAAAACTTCATGAACCGTGCACCCACTTGTCCGATATCTCTGTGTCTAATTTGGGTTTTGATTGCAGTGTCTACAGCTGACTTGATGTTGTCGGGCTGTGCAGTAAGATCAATCAGCACGAGATTGCGCTCATAGTCATCCAGCACACGATGTTCGGCACCTTCATGATCAGTCCAGCGTTGCATCATGAGATTGTTCCACGCATAGCCGCGGCGTTCTCGATCAGCAAATGCCTCAAGCAGTCCTACTTTGTTCTTGGTGCCCTTGACACGCACGCCGGGGTAGGCCGAAAACACATTGTCGCTGGAATCTCCACGCATGCACTTTTCGAACAGTAGCCATTTGGGTTCAGGAACAGTCTTGGGTAGCTTGGTTTTTTTGTCAATTACGAGTTTGTTTTTGGCGTCAAAAATGCCTTCAAGAGTCAGCAACTCGTCGGTGATGCCGTTAAACTGTTGCACGTTTGGTGCAAGCAATTGAACAAAGTCGGTGTCGCTGCTGACAATATAATGTTGGTCTTGGGGGTGTAACGCTATCCACCGCGCAATAATGTCATCGGCTTCGGCGTTTTCATGTCGGATAACTGAACAGTTAGTCTGCTCACTCAAGTATTTAGTAAAGTTATCAAATGTTTCCCAGAACAGTTTATCTTCTTCTTGCTCTTTTTCTGTAGCAGCAGCCCGCAGTTCAGCACGGTTGCGCTTGTAAGGAAGATACACATCCTTGCGCCAGCTGCGGCCTTCAAGTGCAAATACAACATGATCGGCTTTGAACTTGCGCGCCACCTTGTTCACTGCACTGAGTGTGATGTGTAGGGCGTAGCCGATCTTTTCCCAAGGATCACTTGCACGGAACGCCACATGCCGTGCGCGGAAGAACATGTTTGCAGTATCAATCAAGAGATATTTCATTAGGTGATCAGTTTGTGTTGTATCATGTATTGTAACACATATCGACTCCAGGCCGTATGGGCTTCTTGTCCAAAATGCCAGGAATCAGATGCGACCGTTTGGAAACCGTTGTTTTTTAGCCACTGGTCGTAGGTCAACACAGGATCATATGGACCTATATAGCTATTGCCCCAATATCGTCGGTCCGCCGGCTGTATGTTGCCAAAGTGATTGTTTCCGTTTAAGAAAACATGTTTCACTCCCAATGCAGTCAGCTCAAGATGAAAATTCCAAATAGTTTGATGTGCTTGGTTGGTTACCTGTTTCCAGTCAACCCCAACCACAAAGTTTTTGTACTGCTCTTTTAACTCATCGGGTACTTGATCAATACCCGATGAGTTAACTTGGTAGTAGGTACCATTGTGTGACCATTCTTCACGTTCCCACGTGCTCCATTGAATCACTACTAGAACCTCGGTAGTTGAAAGATCTGTATCTTTTAGCCACTGCCGTGTAGTACGAAGTATCCTGGTGTTTGATCCGGCGGATTCTGCGTCGCAC